AATGGTTGAAGACTCTGAAGATGCAGCATTGCTTGCAGCAACCGAATCTGGGCCTGCTGTAACAGTTGCAGCATTGGCTTCTCCGACCACGTTTGCCCCACTTGCTCCTGCAAAACTGCTAAAAACTGCAAGTCGCACTAGGCGATTTGTTGGCGGCACAGCTTACACTGCTGCGCTTATGGCACCAGAGCAAATGCTCATTGACAGCCAAAGTACACAAAGAGACGCAAGTCATTCTGGTGTGATGTTGACGGCCCTAAGTTTGATTGGCGGTGGACTTACAATGAAGTTTGGTCGGGGCATAGACTCCCGACAGAGCTTGATTTCTGGCACAGCCCTAACTCCCCCGGATGGCGTTTATAGATCTGCTGGAGCCGCTGTAAGCCCTGAAAGGGCAAGGCAAGCAGCCTACGCTCAAATTGAGCAAGAGGGGCTGGAAGCTACTGGTATAGGTATTGAGAAGCTGGGCTGGAATCCTGTACTGCGTATGCTGCAAAGCCCCAATCCATATGTTCGTGGCCTTGCTGTGGGCATGGTAGATGTAGGCGGTATGATGCAGAAAAAGGTTCGTGGCGCTGAAGAGTCTATGGATCAGTCTGTAGAGACCACCTTTAGAACAACTTATCTCTCACGGTTGCTTGATTCTGTCAGGCAGAGTGATGAAGCGTATCTTGCTTACAGAGGTAGGTCTATTCCAACATCAGAGTCTCGTCGTGCTTTCGAGATGATGAAGATAAACTTAGGAGATACTTTTAGAGGAAGCACTGAGTTAACAGAGGTTCAGTTTCGCCAGCGTATAGGCATGGCGATGCGTCGTGGTGATGTCGATAACATGGGAGACGCTGCAAGTTCATATGTTACTCAAGCTGCTCGTGGATATCGTGAGGTTTTTAACTTCATTAGAGATCAAGCCCAAAGCGTAAGGCTTTATGAAAAACAGCTTGCTGCAGATATTGCCGCTGCAAGGCAGGCTGAGAATATGCAGGAAGTTGCTAGGCTTGAGCAGAAGATGACAGATCTTCAGACTATGGGTGTGACCCCAAACACAGCGCCAACCTACTTGCCCAGGATTTATCGTGTAGACAAGATTATGGAGAATCCTGAGAAGTTTCTGTCAATTATCGAAAGGTATGGCAGAACCAAACTGAAGCTGGATGCAAAAGCAGCTAGACAGTTTGCAAATGAGGTTCTTGATACGGTTACGCACCAGCGTCCATATCTGGATCTAGAAGGTGCCACAGACAGCCTTGATTGGGTAAAGCGTGCCAGTGGCGTGCAGGCAAGAACGCTTGAGATTGAAGATGAACTGATTGAAGAGTTTCTCGAAAGCGATATCGAGACACTAATTCGACACCATGTTCAAACAATGGGCATGGATATTGAGATCGCTAGACGTTATGGCGATGTAAATATGCAGTCCGTTCTTGATGATGTGGCCGCTGAATACAAAAGACTAATAGATGAATCGTCCAACCCAGAAGCAAGGGCAGAACTTGCAAGGGCATTGGAACGTGACATTAATGACATTAGGGGCTTGAGAGACAGGCTTCGTGGCACATACGGCGCATCGAAAGACCCTCATGCCCTATCCAGCCGCGTTGTAAGGGCCATGAAGTCATTCAATGTTTTGGGAAGTATGGGCAGTGCAATGATTAGCTCTGTTCCCGATGTTGCCAGAATTGTGATGGTAGAAGGATTTTCAAATGCTTATCGAAGAGGTTTTTCAACCTTTTTTAATGAGAACTCCAGAATCATTGCAAGAATGTCAAAGGGTGAACTTAGCAAGGCTGCTGTAGGTGTAGATGCTGCACTTGGTTTGAGAGCGCATGCTATGTCTGATGTGGGAGATTTGTTCGGATCTCGTTATGGGCTAGAGCGTGGCCTTAACAAAGCCACAGGTATGTTTTTCTTCTTCAATGGCCTTAATCTGTGGAATCAGGCCTTGAAGGAGATGGCTGGGAACGTGACCATGCTCCGTATGACAGAGGCCATAATGAAGCCTTGGGCTAGACTGAGCACAGCAGACAAAGAAAAGTTACTGAAGAATGGCATCAGTCAGCAAGATCACGGCCGCATGCAGACCTTGATAAGGAACAATGGGGAGCAAATAAACGGAGAGTGGCTGCCAAATACAGATGCTTGGGGCGACTCTGCCATGCGTCTGAAGTTTAGAAACGCTCTAAATCAGAACGTAGAAAGAATCATTGTAACCCCCGGTGCTGGGGATCGTGCATTGTGGACATCTACCGAGTTTGGATCGCTTCTGACCCAGTTTAAGTCATATGGTCAGGGTGCAATGGTGCGTATGGCTACTGCTGGCTTGCAAGAAAAAGATGGTGCCTTTTGGCAAGGGGCTTTTCTGATTGTTGGCATGGCTGCAATCATTAATGAGATCAAAAGGCTTCAATATGGCATTGATAGGGAAGAAAGCTATGATGAAAAGCTAATCAATGCTGTGGATAGGTCAGGCATACTTGGTTGGGCAATGGATGTGAACAATGCGATTGAAAAGGTTTCTGATTATAAGCTAGGCATGAGGCCGTTTTTAACAGATCAGCCGTCATACAATCTTCCAGATGCTGCAAAAGCCGGTGCTGTTCTAGGTCCAGCTGCAAGCCAAGCAATGAATCTGAGCAGCATAATGGGGGATATTGTAACCTTCAATGCAGATGCTCAAACCATGAGTGACCTTAGATTTTCCATGCCAACAGGCAATTTGTTCTATCTAGACCCGATCTACGATGGTGTGTTCGGCCAGTGATGTGAATTAACACAGCAATGACAGAGAGGTATAAGTAAGTATGGCTACGATTTCCATTGCCGATAGTGATGCTCGAGTACAGTACACCCAAGCGGTGACTGCAAACTCGACTACTCTTACTATTGACTTCCCTTTCTTCAGTCTTGATGACATCAACGTCATCGTAACCAGTGCAGCTGGTGTGGATACAACGCTTACCAGAGGCACAGGCACAGGTACATTTGCTGTAAATGGCACGTCTGTAGATGATGGATTCTCTGGCGGCAACATTACTCTAGGCGACACCTATAGCGATGCAGCCACCAAGTTTACGATCTTTCGTGATATTCCGGTAACACGAACATCGGACTTTCCAACATCTGGGCCATTCAACATATCAGCTCTGAATACGGAGCTGGATAAGATCTTTGCTATCGAGCAAGAGCTTGAGACAAAGATTGGTCGTACCATGAAGCTGGCAGATTCTGACACTGCTGCCACTCTGTCACTG